GAAATCGCGCCCGGCGGAAGGGGAGGCCCGTACCGGCTAGCATTTCACTTATCATCTCCGACAAGAGTTTCCACCTCCCGTTCATAATCTGGTAGCACTTGGTCCAGTGCGTTTTTCAAGAAAGGATCCGCCCGGGTCCGGCCGCCGTCTCGCGTAGCATGGCCGTGCACAAGTAGGTGGGCCAGCCGGTGGTCCGGTGGACGCACACACCAAAAATAGTGCCTCTGCCGCACTTGTCCGCGCCCATAATCCTGTTGCTCCATTTTGATGGATTTCGCAAAAGATCCACGCTTCCCCCGGGGGGCTGTAGATTTCGTCAGCTGCACCAGTCGCTTCATGGCTTTTAGCGCTGCGGCATTCATCCGGATTTGCAGGGACGCCCGATATCCGCTAAGCTCCTGCTGGATAGCATCCGCTAAATCATCGGGCGATACTCTTCTATACGACATAATATCGCCCCCTAATCGTTATCTCGCGGTGTTGCTCCATAAAATCATCCCAATCAATGATTTTAAATGCGCGGTCCCGGTACAAAATCCGAAATGGCTGCGGGCTGTACCGCAGGTCTTCCAGCCCCGAAAAATATCTCACTTTAAATGTCAGATCTGCGTGATACTGGTCTGCGCCTGCGGCCATATCAGTGTTGCCGTTTGACTTATTTACGCACGCATGCAAGCGGTACTTATTGGTCCACGCCTCAGTGTCGGGGTCCTGCACTTGGATGATGATTGGCTTGTCATACGCCATCTCCCGCCGCCTCCCTCGCTCGCCTCAGCTCAAGCCGCAGCTGCAACTCCATGCTAGCGGTAAGCTGCCGGGTCGCGCTCGCCACTTTGGCGCTAGTCCCCCGATTGCTGTACAAATCATCCAGGTAAATTTGTGTCAGCATATCCACCCGGGGATCGTCCAGTAAATAAATATCTACGTCCCCACCCACAGCCCCGCGAACCGTCTGTTCGGCGGCGGCAAGCGCTGCTTGCACGTTGGCGGTCACAGCGGCATCCTCATAATCAATTCCTAGATATAATTTCGCATCCTCTAAAGTTACCACTCT